CTAGTGGATTCCGTACATATAAGTATTATCATTGTGGGCACCATTTTGTCAACCTCAAGTAGTAGTTTACTGCTGTGTAAAGAGAATATTCAGTTGTAAACTATTACTTGAGGTTGACAAAATGGTGCCCACAATGATAATACTTATATGTATGGGCCTAGTGGATTCCGTACCAATAGAAACAAGATGTTTCTCAGACGGTGTATTAGTAGAAAATAAGCAAATGGATCATGGGATTGCTGAAATCTGCATTAAAGATGATATTAGTATGATTAAAACAACATCCAAACAAATAGCAAACACAAGTATTCATGTCAATTCCATAACGAGGAAAATGATGATTCAAAATTATGATGATTGTAATCCTATTGAGGTATCCAACGGCCCAATTATGATATTCAAGCCAAATAAGGACTTGGTTCTAGTTCCGCATACTTATGCTTGTAGAGTGGACTGCACTATATCTTTGGATGAGGAAGAAGCAAACATTGTGCTCCATTCAGATAAACTAAATCATTTTGAAGTAATGGGGACAACCACGGCAAATAAATGGTTCCAAGGTAGCACTAGCTACTCTCTGGAGCACACTTGTGAGCATATACAGGTTACCTGCGGTTCAAATTCATTAAGTTTCCATGCATGCTTCAAGTACCATATGGCCTGTATACGTTTGATGAATAGAAGTTACATGCCAGCATTTATGATACAATCTGTTTGCCAAAACAAAGAATTAATACTAATGGGGCTATTAGTCCTTATTATCTTCGGAATATTATATGTAATGACACTAACATATATATGTTATATATTGGTGCCAGTATTTTATCCTTTCACTTATCTATGGGGACTATTGTACAATAGATCATGCAAGAAATGTTACTATTGTGGTTTAGCTTATCATCCATTTACCAAATGTGGTAAAAATTGCGTTTGTGGTTGCATGTTTGAGAATTCAGAACGAATGAAGGCACATAGGGAAAATGGAATGTGTAAAGGTTATAAATCTCTTCGTGCTGCTCGTATTCTATGTAAAAATAGAGGTTCATCTTTAATATTAGCATGTATTTTATCTTTCTTATTATTATCATTTATACAACCCATAGAAGCAGTAAAACTTAAATATAATAATGAAGTATTCGAAATTGATTCAGTTACTGAACAATTTGAGACTATCACAGATCAATTAGATGTTGCACTATTAATGCCTTATGCATTCTTGATTGTATGTAGTGTTTCTATATTGCTGATCTGTATTATTATAATATTTAGAACAAAGATAGAATTATTGATCTTTTATAGTCTAATGCACTTTTGTGAAGAATGCAACATGATTCATCCTAGAAAGAATTTAAGATTCTTTTTTAATGGTGAGTTTACTAGTAAATGCAATTCTTGCGCATGTGGAGTTGACTACAATGGTGATTTAAAGGACAACAATGATTATATGGTGGTAATGGATCATGAATTGAATGAAAAGTGTTACATTCCAGGGAAATATAAGGCTGTGAGAAAACTTGAATCAGTCACAACAGGGACAATAATGATAATTTTAATAGTGCTGTTATTTGTGTCAGGATCTTATGCTGACTCCTGTATGGACTTAACAAGCTCTAAAACAATTGACCAACCTGTTATTTGTTCTGTATGGTATAAACTAACTGGGAATTGTCAGGCCTCTTCAAATATTCGTGAGACATTTAAGAAGTTCAAGCTGCCTGAAGATGAAATAGATAGTGTGAAAACAAATAATAGAGAGGTTTTGCAAATGCTCAAGGAGTCAGAAGAATCTGGAAGTTTATTAAGGTCATACTTACTGGAAGAAGCAGTTGCAAAGCTGCATTGTAGTGATTTATCAGATTTTAATATAAAAACAGGAAAGTACAACAAGAAGGCAAAAGGCTTATTGCAAATGAAAATTTATGAGCTAGAAATATGCTCAACTAATAAAGAGGACAAGTTCTGCAAGTGTACAAGGAATATAAATGAATGTGGGAGTAGTGAAGCAATGTCTACTGCAATAGCATATTACAAAGGACATACTGAGGCATTTAAAAAGGATTTCAAACGAGTCACTACTGTTTTAATGGAAACTTATCCTGGTCTCTTTGCAAGAGAGTTAGCTCTATCACTTAAAACAGGAAATCTCTCAAAGATAAAAGACATTGCGGGGAAATTTGCAAATAAATTTGGAGATGCAGATGTTACTAAAGCTCTTATCAATTATATCTCTAAAACAACTGCCGACAGCGAACTTGTCAAGGTAAATTTAGATGCTATTGCACCAAAAGTTAAGGAATATCAAGTAGATTGGTCTACTAAAAGTATATTTGAAAATCTAGAAGATGCGCCAGTAGTGAAAGAATGCCCTAATAAAGCATTATATAGATGCTCTTCTCCTATAACTCTTAAATTTAACTTTATCTTAAAATGTAAGAATGAAGAAAATAAATTTTATAGATATCCAGAGCAAGGTGTAGCATCAAAGAAAAACGATGTAAACACATTATGCGTTGGCGATTCACATTGCAAGTTAGATTTTGTCCCAATAAAACAAACTGAGAAAGACACATTGTTAGGTTATATTTGTAAGCATGTGACAGATGGATTTAATTTTAGTAACACTTATCCTGTAAACAAATGTAGGAAAATGTCAACTCAAACCTGTCTATTTGAAAATCAAAATAAAACATTTATGGAGTGCAGTAATGGATTTTTTTATGAATATAATGAAATTGTTTATCAAGCCCCAGGAAGTGACATAGGAATATATTGCTTTGATAGAAGCTGTAAGAAAATCGCATATCCACATCATATAGAAACCTTATCCGGATGCAAAGCCCATGCTTCAAATATGAAGAGTAGAAGATTAAAAGAAATAGTTTATGATAATCTAGAGCAGCTGAAACATAGCATACAAGAAGTTATAAAGACAGATCTTGTAGAACACAAGTATATTTTGACCAAAGACCTTCCTAGAATGTCACCTTCATTTAGACCACTTTCTATACAAGGAACAGAGACAGATTCAGGTGTGGAAAATGCTTACATAGAAACAAATTTAATAGTAAGGTCAGGGATTTCTACTGGAATAACCTTGAAAGCAAAAGACGGATCAGTGTTGTTTGACTTAATATTATTTGTAAGGTCAGCTCACTACGAATCAGTTGCTGATTATGTTTACACTACGGGCCCTACAGTTGGGATAAATATGCAACATGATGAGCTATGCACAGGTTCCTGCCCAAAAGATTTAGGAAAGACTGGATGGTTATCTTTTTACAGAGAGCATACAAGCAATTGGGGATGTGAAGAATTTGGATGTTTAGCAATAAATGAAGGATGTGTCTTTGGGCATTGTAAAGATATTATAAAGCCAGAATTAAGAGTGTTTAAACGGCAAACAGAAGAGACTCCTAAAATCACAATTTGCATGACACTTCCTGATTCTTCATATTGTCATGAATTAACATCATTCAACCCTATAATTTCAGATATAATGGAAGTTCAATTCATTTCAAATGAAGCAGGTAGGTTGCCCAAAATATTTGGGTTCAAATCAAATAAAGTTTTAACTGGAATGATCAATGATTTAGGGACATTTTCAAGAATGTGTGGTAGTGTGCAGTCAGTGAACAATGATGTAAATGGAGCAGGGACTGCGAGGTTTGATTATATATGCCATGCTGCTAGAAGAAAAGAAATCAAAATAACTAGATGCTTCGATAATTTTTATGAATCTTGCTTAAATTTGAATCAAGAAAAAGATATGGTGTTTGATGATAAAACAAACAAAATTCAACATTTAAACAAATTAATGGGTGAGATCAAAATAAAACTAAAATTTGGTGACATCCGTTATAAAACATTTGAATCAAAACCCAACTTTGATCTAAAAGGATCCTGTGTTGGTTGTCTTGATTGTATCAAAGGGATGGATTGTGAACTGACTATATTAGCTACTACTGACACAGTTTGTCCAGTAATCTCTAATTGTGTTTCATTTCATAATAATATGAAGATTGAGGCGAATACACAGAAATATGGGTTAAAGTTAAAGTGCTCAACAGAAAATATAAAAATTAAGGTGTGTGAACAAGAAATAGAGATAATGCCCACAGTTATAAAAAAACAAGAGACAATAGAAGTAGGTAATAGTGATCAAACATATTATGTGAAGGAAAAGGACATAAGGTGTGCCACTTGGCTTTGCAAAGTGAGTGATCAGGGAATAAGTGCTATCTTTTCTCCATTTTTTGGAATCTTTGGTCAATATGGGAAAATTGCATTTTACTCAATTTTAGCTTTGCTTTTATTATTCATAGCAGGTTATATTTTAATGCCTGTATTTGGTAGAATTGCAGACATGCTGAAGAATCATGATATTGAATACCAACGTGAAACATTTGGAAGAAAAAAACACATCCGCTAAACATGACAGTGTATAAATAATGAATTTAAACAAGAAAGCAGTATAATACATAAAACATAAACATCGTAATATTACAAATAGAAACAAAAAAAAGAAATAAAAATAAAAAATAATAAAGTATAAAATAAATAAATAAACAAAATAGGAAATATAAACGACCTATATCATTATCATAGGCCGTCTACAAACAGCATTCTTTGTTGTAATTATCTATACTTAATTATTAGAATATTTTCTTTGCACAGCA